GGTGGTTCAGGAACTACAGATGCAGTTGCATCATCAACCAAATTGAACAAAGTATCTCTTATTGGAGACCCAAATTGCGCATTAAAAAATTTTTCACCAGGAAGTGTAAAAACACAATTCTTAATTGACGTTTTTATTGCATCTTCATTCTTAACAACAGTTAAATCATTCGTTACTGGGTGAGGTGTGAATGAAAAACTGATATCTTTGAACGATTTTGAGGTAATCCTATTAGAAATAGGCATATTATGGAGGCTTTAAATTTATTTATACGTATTAACGACAACTTTTTTTACAATTACTCAATTTCTCCACTTTTTTCGTCAATCCACTCGCTAACTGACCTCTCTTTTGGTGTTTCCCAGAAATATTCATCAGTATCTCCCAGTCTTCCCCAGTCTGTTCCTGCCTCAACTTGATATTCTATAGTAGAAACCTTAAAATCAGGTTTCTTTGGCATCTCAGGAGTGATAGAAAGGTCATATAAACGCATCCGATTGTTAGGATACAGTGCAAACTGCCCATTTTCGAGTGCTATACAGTTATGAGACTTGTGTTCTTGTGGAACTTCACTTACATTATTGTCTACTACGTCTGGATTTGCATGGTAATTGTCTAATGTAAACAAATATTGACCATTTATGAACCCATGATCTCTTGTATATACCTCACAATCCATTGAAGAGACGAAACCTTTGTTGATTGCCACGACTCCATAGTCCATACAGTTCCAAAATTGGAGATTTTCGAGTGTCATATCAGGATCTGGTGCCTTTGGTGCTCTTACAAATGCACTAATAGGCAGTTTATCGAACATTGCACCGTATTCTGGTAGGTATGTCTCAAAGTAAAAAGCGCGTCCAGGTATCGATTTTGCCGAAACCCAGACACCCTCTACAAATTCACCATGTCCGTCCTTATGATCTCGCAAATATTCCTTACGTACCCAAACTTTTTCAGCAGGAAGATTGCAAATTAGGTTCATCCTTGACCTCTAGGACGTTTTTTCTTGTTATTTCGGGAAGTTGCAGCATATTTTGTGTGTCTACCTGCCCCTTGTCTTGATTTTTTTGGTCTACGTTCAATAGTTTTCACTTAATTACCTCTACATTAATGTCTTTTGCGTTAGGATGCCCCTTTTCATAGTACTGATGGGCAAGATCTTCAAGAGTATCGAACATTTCTTCCTCTGAAAGGTCTTTCCATGCCACTACACCCTTGATTGAAATGTTATATCTATCAGATAACTCTTGTTTTTTCATGTCCAACACGTATATTTGGGTCACACCAGATCTCAAAACCTGCTGCTATCGCATCTAAACAGAAAGAAACATCTTCTCCGCACATATCTTGTACCTCTCCAGACTCAAATTCTTGCATTTTAGGAGCAAACCAAGGATATTTCATTTCTTCGTGTTCAAAAACTCCATTTTTGATGAGTACCCATCCAAATCCTGTGTAATCCACTGTGAAGGGCTTACGGCGCTTTTGCATACTTTCACCAGTTTCATGATTCATAACACCTCCATTGGTACGGAAGTCTTGCTCTTCCAACCAGTGAGCAACAGAAGTTGTGCGTCCATCTTCGGTCATGTACCAACCTGCAGCAATATCCTTCTGCATAAGGACTAACTGTAAAAATTGTGCAGAGTTAAAGATAATATCACTGTCAATCCACAGTTGGTAATCATACTTGAGTTTACCGTCCCATGGGATTTGGTTAGGACCACGTAAAACATTTGCACCTAATACCTTACAACGTGCAAAATTGACCATTGATGAGTAATCCTGAGAGATTTGGATACTCACACCCATTTGTACCAGATCAAAACATAATTGAACAAAGTTCTTCATGAATGCATATGAACAACCACGACCAGGTAGGCACAGTACAACTGCCTTACCTTTTATCAGTTCTTTTGCTTTTTCGTAGTCGTATTCTATTTCTTTTTTATTTCCTCCCTTAGTCGGAGTCTTTGCTTTTACAGTAAATCCTTTAGCCATAATTTGAGTAGGTTACATCATTATCATACTATAGTATGTAGTCATTGTCAATAAGAGGATTCTTCGGTACATACATCACCGACACATTCAGTATATGTAAGACCATCCCAATAAGAACGGTATATTCTTCCCCATATTATATCAAACTCTTCTTGATTTAAATTTTTAAACAAACATCTGTCGTTTAAGTAAATGTGATACGTTACGCTAGTTGTCGAAGTCATAAACCTCCTCTACTTTAATGTCATCGAATGTGTACTTGAAATCATTAAGTAAATTATTGTCAATGATTGTTTTGAGCATCTTGAGTGTACTATCTTTTTCTTCGTTTGAGAGATGATCATAAACCACCTTATCTTTAATAACAATGTTATACATGTTTAAAAATCCTCTTCTTCATCAACAAATTTACAACTAAGTTCAACTTCTGATTTCATCTCCCATTCTACCACATCTCCTTCTTCCCATGTGAGATCCTTAAGGACTTCTTCTGGAATTGTAACATAGAGATCTCCTGTGAGATCATCTTGTTGAATCACTGTTTTACGAATGTGCTTCATCTCTTTTGTAATTTCTCTACGACTGTTGATGCTTGCATAGGTGCAACATCATTCAATCCATTAGCATCAAACCATGGTGCGTCTTCCCAAGAGAATCCTTCACCGAATGTATTATCAGGTGCTATCACATACCAATGACATTTAGCATCAGGTATATCAACAGCACAGACTGCCCAGTCATCTGCCCATTGAGGTACTTGAACGTACATCACGGGTAAGTGATTTGCATGAGTGATTGTAGGAAATATAGTCAATGATATCATGAATACAAGCACCCAGAAAATCTGAGGTATGTATCTGACACTCATTGGTCTCTTATATACTTCCATTACGTCGTGGTAGTTCATTTGTATCGACCCTCTATGAGTTTATATATGGCGGAAAATTTTTTCATTTGAAGTATATTTAAAGGTCGAATTGTCACCTCTGTAGGTTAGATGGTACCTACGCGATTAAACACACAATAAGAAAGGGGCATAAGGACTGCCCCTAACGTATTATTGGCGCAGAGGGTATCCCTCAGCGTTGGTGTAATGTGAGCAACTGCGCCAGTGGGGTTGGGACTTACTGCTTGGATCATCTTTTGATTAACTGACTTGTCATTAATCAATGGGGACTGTCACCTCCTCGGTTTTACATGCCCATTAGCAGTGGGTCTTATATGGTCATAGGTCTCCACACATAAAGCGCATAATAATAAGTGATGCGCACCCTTGCATGACCAATGCCCATATGGGTTGGGTCTTACTCAATGACTGCAGAGGCATTATCCATGACTGCAGGTGAAGCCCATGAGCAGTGGGTTATAACTCCTCAAGCATTTCGTCCATCTCACATGAGTTGATCAAATCGTCGTCCCATCTGACTCCGTCTCCTGTGGTGTCTATGCCATAGTTAGCAAAGATCTCCAGTAGGTGTGACCAATCAAGTGCTCTGCGGGCGATGTCATATAAACCCTCATCACTGCCTATCCATAGGGCAGCGTTCCATGTCTCATAATTTGTCCAACCGTTATATTCTGTGTCTGGTGTAAGTAGGTTTGCTTGATAAGTTGAAGTCATGAATGCTCCTGTGTGGTATGTACTTATTATAAGGGGTTATATATGAACCGTGTATAGGAAGTGTGCCAGTTTGTTGAGTGGCACATTAGTGCTTGCGGTTTCGGATATATTCGCTTACTCTGTCGTTTAGGTCAGCGATTAACACGATTGATCCGAGTATTAAAAAAGTTTCAATCATTGGCATAAGTCCTCAAAGCGTTTGTTTGCAAGTTCAATTTGTTTCTCTTCTGAGAGATAAGGGAAGCACTCTTGCACTTCCTCAAAAATGGATTCTAAAATAAGTTCGTTTTGTAGGCAACTCATTATGCATACCTCCCTGCTGGATGTGGATTAGATGGTGTACAACCGAATGATGCGAAAAATGCGTTCATCATTCCGACGTTAACCTCTGGGTCGTCAAAGTCAACTCCGCCTGCGTGGTCTACTCCCCACTCTGAAAGTTCATCAATGAATGTGGCGAAGTCTTCGCAAACGTATGCCATGTTCTCAAAGTTTTCTACTTCTTTGATTCTGTTAATAAGTCTTTGGGTTTTTGTCATTTGTGGAAACCTCATGTTTGTTATGTACTTATTATAAACAGTAGGGAGATTAAAATAAACCCCCCTTGTGCCACTTTGTTAACTGTCACAGTATACCTCTCACGTCGTTACTTAATATGGTACGCTTACCATTGGTGACATTATGAAGCATATTATCAAAGGTTTGCAAGTCCCATTCTTTCTGCTCTGGGACGTCCATTTCATATGCAAACATGACTACTTCATAAAGATAGTCAAATTGAGTTGGTGTTAACTCAATGTTGATTCCGTCTCTATTAGTCATTTGAAGTGTACTCCCCTTCAAGAACTCTTGTTCCGTTTAGTGAGTACCAAACTAATTGAGCATGACCATATTGTTGTGCCATGTCATAAAGTACATCATAAGCGAATGATCCATAAGGGATTGCTTCCCTTATTGGTGTATTTGGAATTTCAATAAATTTTTGTATCATAGTGTGGAAACCTGATTGTTTATAATACTATTATACACATAAAGATGTGCAAATTGCAAGCGAAAGTGGACACTTTATTAACTGTCATATGCTCTCAAACTTTTAAGACATTGTACGTTAATGTCCATGATGTGTTCTTTAATATCACTATTCATATCATAGTGAAATAAAATACACTCTCTGATGTATTCAATTTGATCCTTTGTGAATTCTCTTGTTAATCTTGGCATTAGACCCACCTATAATCGAAAGTATTTGCAAGATTGATCTTATCATACAATTCTTTGTATGTTTTCACATCTTGTGGTTGTTCTTTCCTAAGTCTATCATAATACCCACCAAAATGTGCATTACTGATGACTCCCTCCAA